CAAACACTACTTGGTTTGAGTTTGAATTAACTGGAAAATTTCACACAAATAAATATCGCACCAATTCAGACGCAAGAATCGTTCAGTTTTGGTCAGTTGAAAGCAACAACTGGAAAATCACAAAATCAGCCACTGTTGAATTGCTTGCTATCAAAGCCTTAAAGAAAGCTAAAACAACACCTTGGATACACAACGCACCCTACAACCCCGAATTCCTTGGCGCACAACCAGCCCGACTCGGAGAGGATTACTGATGTACCCAATTGACGATTCAGAAGTAGAGGAGATCAAAGCGGAGGCTCGTCACCTCAGACGCTACCAATATCTGCTTTCCCAACACCCCGACTGCCGTGACCCTGAACACCCCACCTGTGAACTCTGCGAGGAGAATGATGATGACGCTTAAACAAACCCTACAAGCCACCCTAGTGGGCTTGATTCTGGCTGTGCCGTTCCTGATTGAGATTGCAAAGGAGATGGTGAAATGACTTCATACCCAGAAATAAGCCGCAATAGACGCAGATATGGTATTGACCATATTGAAAAATATGCTTTGGGTATCACAGAAACCATTACATACAAAATGAAAGGTGGCAACAGTATTGTTGTTGATTTAATAACCAATGCTCAAGACTTTATGGCTGATGGTGACTTAAATAATGCTCGTCAAGTCTTGAATGTTGCGAAACATCTTTTGTCTGAAATTAATAATGGAAATTTGGTTGGCACAGTAAAGCGTAAAGGAGCATTGAAATGAACAACCCACCAGCATTTCCAACAGCTACGCTGGCACAAAAAACTGAGGGTGGCATGACCTTGCGTGACTACTTTGCGGCAAAGGCTATGCAAGCCGCAATCACTGGATGTGCAACAAGAGGTGAAGTCGGTGTGTATTCCAATTGGGCGGGTCTTGCTTATGGAATGGCAGACGCAATGTTGAAAGCGAGGGAACAATGACACCCCTACAAGACTTTTGCCAAGAACCTAGATCAATGGAAGAGTTGGTAGATGCAGGGTTCAAACAGCATAGCGTCTACAACGCTGTTAAGAGGCATGAACTCAAGAATGTCAAAGCTACTGACGATTGGGGGCGCAGAACGCATGGCAAGGGCTTGTTCTTGTCCACTGTGACCATTGCACCCATGAACTTCACCGCCTTGCAACACGCATGGAATATTCGACAACCACAAGGAGAAACAGCATGACTATGGAAAAAGAATTGGAAGAACTCATCAGCAAGATTGCACCTTCAAAAGACATTGCTGGTGGCTTTATGAGTCGTGACCAGATCATCCAACTCATCCGCAAGGTGGCAGTTGAGTCTTCTTTGATTGGATACGCCAATGCTGAGAGATCGACCAGAAACAGAATGGAAAAGAAACTCAAGATGGTGGAGGAGGAGCTAACAATTATTAAAGAACAACTCAAAGATGCTGAGTTGGAACTGATTGCGACAACCAAATGAACCACTGGCGCAAGGTCATGGTGGCATTGCTTTGTGCTGGCGCATTGCTGTATTTCGATGGCAAAGATCAAGGGGTGACCAATCATGCTAGAAACAATAGTAAATTTCATGCTGATAGCGATATTCGCATTCGCATTGGGAATAGCAGTGTGCGTAGTGTTTGTTTTGTGGCTTCTAAGAGAAAGCGAACAAGAGTGATGTGTCAAGACTGCCCAAAGTGGGTCAGGGATGTGGCATCCAAAACCTACAGTTGCGCCAACTCAAAGATCAAAAAAGGATTTGTTTTCAACCATAGGGGGCGCAGATGAAAGGTGGTGCTAGAGCAGGGTCAGGGCGTAAACCCATCCAAATTGACGAGCGTAGAGCGTTTAGCCTCTATGAACAGGGCTTTAGCAAATTGGAGATTGCAAACAGGTTCGGTGTCAACTACAACAGCTTGCGTACCATCTTTCGCAAGGCGGGTAAGTTCAAGCCATCAAAGAAAAGGAAACAGCCATGAACTGGCGAGATTTAACAATCAAGTATGTCAAGGATTTGCTCAGAGCAAAGACACCTCTTGAGATGGTGCAAAAGGAACTCATTGAGGCACAACTTGCCAAGTTGCAAGCAGAGACTTCAGTTGAATACTCTCAGTCCATTGTCAACTACAACGAGCAAAGAATATCTAGACTGAACAAAAGAATCTTGGAACTTCAGGAGACAGAACATGAATGAATCGCTGAACCGCAAGAGACAGGTTGAGGAATACAAGACCCAACAGCAAGTCTATGACGAACTCAGAAACGACATTCTTGAAGAAGTGGCAGTCGAGATTGAGAAAATGAAATGTTTTGGCAATGACACATTGAGTTCTTTTGGAATTTTTATCAGAGGAATGAAACGATGAAATCATTAAGCAAACTACATCAAGAGGCAATCACTCAAGCTCAAAACGAAACCGATCAAAACAAAGCGGCGGCACTTGCAATGATTGAACGACCGATTGAGATGATTAAAGCCATCATGCTCAAGCATGAGTTGGCGGTCATAGAAGTCATGCGTGAGTTGCATGAGTCAAGAGAAGCCGCAATAAGGGCAGAGCGTGAGGCGTGTGCAAGATTGTGTGAGGATGGAATTATCAAAGGCGGTGAAGTGTTTGCCGCAAAAATCAGAGCAAGGGGAAACACATGAGCAAAGACACAAGATGGGAACGAGGCATTGAGACTTTTTCAGATGAGCAATTGCTGTTTGAATTGGTCAGGCGTAATGGGTTTCAAAGAGCCGCCAAGAAGACAGAGTATTGGGGCGATGGCTGGGTTACAAGTATTGTGGGCATTGGCAAAGACAGTAGCGTATCCATCACGATGGATAGAGATGATTTCAAAGCATTATCTGAATTGGCTGTTGTTGGGTTTAAGGAGTGAAGCATGACACAAATATACATCTGCGTCAGATGCAAACGCAGAATTTTGACAATCATTACACGATGCCCATATTGCGGAGGTAATCCGCAATGAACGCATTCGATTACAAAGGTCAGCCATCAATTTGGACAAGAGATGCTGAATTGAAGATGATTACACTTGGCAAGAAAATTGGCATGAAACGCAGAGAACAAATCCGCAAGACAGAATCACATATTGAGTATCAGTGCAAACCAAGGAAAACAAAGAAGTGACAAACGCATTCGACTACAAAGGTCAGCCATCTGTTTGGCTGAGTGACGAGAAGATGAAACGCTTTAAACAAGGTGAAGAGTTCGCCAAGCGTAAACAAGATAAGCGTGACATCAACGAAAAGAACCAAGTATTTATCTATTCAAAAGCATTGAGCCACAAGAAATGATTGTCAAGATACGCACTTTTTATGGCAGACAAAGGGGTCTGCGAGGCGAGAGACAGACTAAGGTTGACCAAGGTGTAGCTTGGTTGTGCCAGAAGTGTGGTGAGGTGATCTTGTTTGAGCACCTCATCCACAAGCACTTTTGCAGGAAACCGCTTATGCTACAAGTCCATTCAAATACTGAGTCTTCCCTGCCACCTTAACAGCAGTCAGTTCTTGACATTTCAGATTATCAGGATTGAACGAGGCATGAACCCAACCTGAGTTTGGCTGACCTTGTGTGTAAAACTCTAAGATCAATTGGGTGTACTTGAGATTGTCAGCAATCCATTGCGCCAAATCAGGATTTGACACACCATCAATTTCAAAATCACAGGCTTGCCCACGGCAATGGTCTGAGTTTGAAGAGCCACCAGTAGCTTGGTTCAAAGCAGAACACCTAAACCCAGATGAAATCTTCACAGGCTTGCCAAAGTGGTCACGCACTGGTTGTAAGATGTTTTCGCACAACAGACGCAATGACTCTATTTGCTCATCATCTGGAGTGTTGTCAATTCCCAAACGATCAGCAGTGTCTGATCTGGTAAGTTCTTTGAGGGTGAAGTTTGCTGACAGGTTCATGGTTTTCCTTTTAAGGTTTCTCTGACTTGGTTATACGATTCAATGCAAGCATTGAGCTTGATAATAGCTTTATCGCCTTCTTCTGCTATTTGGAAAAGAGTTTTTCCAGCCTCTGCACTAAGTTCGGCTCTTGTTTCTCCT